TGATCCTAACAAGGTAACTAACTCTATGCAGGACGCAGCTATCCAAGCTGAGATCCTTAAAGGGTTTCAACAACCAGCCCCACCCCCTGAAGCAGCTATGGGTGGCCCAGCGCCAGTAGGACAAGAAGGTCCAGCAGTTCCAGCAGGGGCAGCACCACAGGATCAGACAGGCGCAGGTGGCGGTACTATTGGGACAGGCGTAGCACCAGTACCAGGTGAGGAAGGTTTCTCTGGTAATGTCGCTTAAAGCATTCGTAAATAATAAAGCTGAGTGGGACGCATTCTGTGAAGAGCTAGATGAGATGATCGGCATTATGCAGAAACGCTTAGAACAATCAGAACACGTAGTAGAGATACACAAGACGCAAGGCGGTATTGGTGCACTGCGTAGACTAAAATACTTGAGGGATAAAGTTAATGGCGGATGAAAAAGCAGACTTTGAGAGCCTAGAAGAATATAAAGAGTTTCTATCGAGCTTAGATGACATAGCAGAGTTCAGGGATAAAAAGGGCGATAAATATTCAGATACAGCTAAGCGAATCAATACTTTCTCTTATCCATCAAGAAAGACTTCTCCGATTACTAGAGTAGAAGGTGTACCTCTTACAATAGCTGGAAATGAAGTCTTAAAGCATAAAGAGTATAAAGATGAATATTTATCTAATAATCCATCACATGAGATAATTAAAGCTGATGGAACAAAGGATAGAGAGTTTTCATACGACTTAAGTAGAGAATCAGGGGCTGCAGAGGGTGCTACGTTTTTAGAGGCTTTAGTAGCTGAGTTTGAGGTACTAGCAAATAAAGAAGCTGAAGGTAAGATATCAAAAAAAGAACAAGGTTTACTTGATTCTTATAGGGTATTCCTGACAGAAAGAACAGGATATGCAGAAGGTGGTATGGCTATGGATGAACAAATGGATGCGGTATTTAAGTCTAGCCGTACAGATATAGACCCAGTGTCAGGCAATGAAGTACCACCTGGTTCTCTACCTGAAGAAGTACGTGATGATATTCCTGCTATGTTAAGTGAGGGTGAATATGTTGTCCCTGCTGATGTTTTACGTTTCTATGGTGTTAAGTTCTTTGAGGACTTACGTGCACAAGCTAAGATGGGCTTGGCTGAAATGGAAGCTAATGGTCGTATTGGCGGTGAGCCTATCGAAGAAGAAACAGAAGACGTTGGTATTTCTGATGAAGACCTTATGGTTATCATGGCCCAAGCACCACAAGAAGAACAAGCGGTAGGTGCTTCTAATGGTGGACTTATGGGCTTCCAGACAGGTGGTTTAAATCTTCCAGAGTTTGAAATAGAAGAAGAAGGTGGTCTTGAATATCGTTCATACGTAAATTCTGCAGGTAACACTATTAGTATTCCTTTCTTTAATAATGAACCTATGGCAGTTATACCTGAAGGCTATTCCCCTGCAGATGAAGTAGTTGAAGAAGCTGCACCACAGGCTGTACAAGATGATGATGGTTTTGATGCTGCTTCAGCACAACGTGCTAGAGAAGAAATTGAAAGTGGAAGAGAAGATAAAACTATTGACTTTAGTAATCCAGAATCTGTAGCAGGTGCAGTAAACACTTATTATTCATCTAAGCCTTTACTTGATATGGTTACTACAACAGGCTTAGGTCTTGTTGGAGGTTTAGGCGCTAGTTATGGTATTAAGCAATTAGAAAAAAATAATCTGCTAAAAGGTATTAATGCTGCACTAGATTCAGGAACTATAGATACAAAAACCAGAAATAAACTAAAAAGACAAAAACAATTTTTAGAAGATAAGAATGAGTGGAAAAACGAATATGAAAAGAAAACAGAAGGTCTTGGCTTGATGGATGGCATTAAGAGCTTCTTTGATTTCGATTTAGGTGATACAGCTAAACAATATTCGAGAGACACTGAAAAGTATAAAAGCGATAAAGATTGGTCTGCCGCCGCTACAGGTAAGTGGGTAGATGCAACAAACCTTGTACAATCTTTAGGCTCTGATGCTGATCCAAGAGAATGGCATGAAGCAATACAAGCTCAAGCTGAAGCAAGTAGAGAAGCTACAGCAGCGGCACAGGCTGCATCAGGACGGACAGGCTTCTTTAGTCCTCCTGAAGAAAAAGAAGAAGACGACGAATAATCCACATAACTATAAGGCTACCCAGTTATAACTTGACTGGCCCCAACATAAGGAGTAAACAATGGCTGAAGTAGAACAAGTAGAGGTGCAATCAGCATCGCACTTACGTAATATGGCACGAGTTAATCGTGATGAACAAGAACTACGTGAGCTTATGAAACAAGCTGGCATGGTGCAAGAAGATGAAACGCAGGAAGAAGCCACCGATAGTGAATCCGATAGCGAAAGCACTGAGAACACCTCAGTTCAGGCAGAAAGTGTACCTGAACAAAAAGAGAAAAAGCCAGTTAAAGCCGAAGCACAAGAAGAAGATGATACAAACTTAAACGCTGAAGAGAAAACGTTTAAGCAACGCTATGGTGATCTTCGTCGGCACATGCAAGAGAAAGACAAAGAAGTAGCTGCTAAGCTAGAAAAGCTAGAGCAACAACTAGAAGCTGCTACTAAGAATGAGCTTGTACTACCTAAGTCAAACGAAGAGATCGAAGCTTGGGCTAAGAAGTATCCAGACGTAGCAGGTATCGTAGAAGCTATTGCTACAAAGAAAGCTGACGAGAAAGCTGCATCATTAGATACTCGCCTGAAAGAGATAGAAGAGCTACGCATCACAGCTAAGCGTGAGAAAGCTGAAGCTGAACTAGCGGCATTACATCCTGACTTTGGTCAGATTCGCTCAGATGATGTATTCCATGAATGGGCTAAAGATCAGCCTAAGTGGGTACAAGATGCTCTATACGAGAATGTAGATGATGCTAAGTCTGTAGCTCGTGTGATTGACTTGTATAAAGTTGATAAAGGTATCACTGGTAAGAAGACTTCTAGCAATGATAAGGAAGCTGCATCCTCTGTGCGTACAAAACGTAACACTACACCAGAGCACGATGAAGCATCTAAGTATCTTAGTGAATCACAGGTAGCTAAGATGTCTATGAAAGAGTATGAGAAGCGCATGGAAGAGATATTCGAAGCCCAGCGCCAAGGAAAGTTTATTTATGATATGTCAAAGAAATAGCTTGACAAATAAAGATTCATAAGTAAAACTATGGTATATACACAAAATAAGTGTGTATGCTTTTACAAGCACTAGCCACAATAAGACTACCTCAACGTATAGGCCCAGCGCAGACAGGGCGGCCACCCTCAATGCAATGCTGACTACCCTACTATGAAGAGCCTCTTTCAGTGAATATGTAGTGTCTAAACTCCACGCCATATCTATGAAAGGAAACTAACCTATGGCTATTACATCCGCATCGGGTGGATTCAACGGGAACTTCTCCCCGATTATCTACTCCAAACAGGCACAGATTGCTCTACGCAAAACTGCTGTCACAAACGCAATCACGAACAACTCTTACTTCGGTGAGATCGCCAACCAAGGTGATACAGTTCGTATCCAGAAAGAGCCAGACGTAACAGTCAACGCTCTACAGCGTCACACATCTATCTCTGTTGAGAAACTAGATGACCAAGACTTCTCTTTGACCATTGATAAAGCGAACTACTTCGCATTTAAAATGGATGACATCGAAGAGCAGTTCTCGCACGTTGACTTCACATCTTTGGCTGCTGATCGTGCAGCATATAAGATGGCTGACGCAATGGACGAAGAGTGCTTGGGTTATCTATCTGGTTACACAGGTGGTGCAGGTTCATGGGCGGCTAACACAACAGCCTCTGGTGACAAAGCAAACTCAGCAGCAGGTTCAGACGAACTATTGGCAGCTAACAAGCTAGACGCAACTGACTTTAGCAGCTTGACAATCTCAGGTTCAGCTACAGCAGGTGACTCTATCCCACTAGCTCCACGTCTTCCAGGTGCTACATCATTGTCAGCAACAACTGTTTCTCCTCTAACAGTCATCGCACGTATGGCTCGTCAGATGGACACAGCAAACGTTGACTCACGTGGTCGTTGGATTGTCTTGGACCCAGTATTTGTAGAGATGCTAAAAGACGAAGATTCACGTGTACTTAACGCTGACTTCGGTGGTGCTGGCCTAATGAATGGCTTGGTTCTAAACAACCTACACGGCTTCCGTGTTTATGTGTCTAACAACCTACCATACTTGGGTACTGGTGCTGCAACATCAGGTACAACTGCACAGAACACTAACTACGGTGTTATCGTAGCTGGTCAGGACGAAGCAGTGGCTTCAGCGGAGCAAATCAACAAAGTTGAGAACTACCGTGACCCTGATTCATTCGCAGACATTGTACGTGGTATGCACCTATATGGACGTAAAATTCTACGCCCAGAGGCACTTATCACAGCGAACTACAACGCTGCTTAATTAATACTTAGCTTGTTGGGCTGGTCTTGTCAAGAGGCTGGCCCTTCAGCACATATAAACTTGTAGGA